ACATGTGGATCGCTTCAACCCAATCTTGGATTCAGACTCACCTATGGCCAGACCTCGAGTACGACGGCCCAATTCCTACTGGCGGGGTGATCTCGGTTGAGGCGTCTATGGATGAGTCGCGCTACTTCGCTACTAAGTCGGTTGCACTCGGCGACGGTCGTACTTGTGTCTCTGTTGCCTTTACTGCCGAGACCGCTAAAGAACTTTGGGCTCATGTCGCAGCGTTGGCGGCGGATCCTGCGATCAAATTCATCTTTTCGCCAACTATCGACGCACACTGCCCACCGATCTTTGAGCGTCGGCGCGTTGTGATGGGATACAAAGAAATTTTGCAATACACCCCCATAGTAAGAAACATGATTAGTGAAGGACGGTTAGTTCACACTGGCGAAGCGATGCTTGCCGAGCATGTCTGTCGCGCGGTCATGGTGAGGACACAAGGCTCGATTGCGGTGTCATCACAGAAGTCCGCTGGCCCGATTGAGTTGTGTCGGACGATGATTTGGGGCGCGGCGGCAGCTGCACGCCCAGGCAACTCTCAAAAGCCTTCGATGGTATTGATCGCCAACTAGCATCATCTCGGCACTCGTCCGCTTGCTTGCCTGTCGTCGGGATACCGCAAATGACTGGGCGAGTGCCACCATGATCCGCTTCATATGTGTCATCATGTGATATGGCTATCTTCTCAAAATCCCGTGAACTCACCGCGTCCGTAGAACCCTCTGTCAAAGCGGCTGTTGGTGCATCGTCCTATTCTCCTTTGCGTTCCTTCGTATCTTGGCAACAGGGTCAGCGACGCGCTCGAGCAATGACTTTGCCTGTGATCGTGCGCGGTCGCGACTTGATCTGTGACACGATCTCGGGAATGAAGTTGGAGATGTACCGCGAAATGTGGAACGGCGAAGAGATGGAAGAAGTGCCTCTTGCTCCGCGCGCGTGGTTGTCGCGGATTGATCAATCAGTACCAAACCAGTTCATTATCTCATGGACGGTTGATGATCTGATTTTTGAGGGGCGCGCCTTCTGGATGATAGAAACTCGCACCGCCGACGGATACCCAGCATCGTTCACTCGTCTACCTGCGGCGATGGTGCAGACACTTGACCAGCAAGGCGAAGTCTTCTTTGGCCCATCAAAGCAAGTCGTCTTTAACGGCATCCAACTAGATCCGCGCGATCTCGTGCAATTCATCTCACCAATGCAATCACTGAACTCGACTGGGGCGCGCGCTGTAGAGATCGCACTCCGCGTAGAAGAGTCACGGCTTCGAGCGTCCCAGTCGGTACTACCTTCGGGCTACCTAAAGCAGACTGGCGGAGAACCGCTATCGGCACAAGAGCTCTCCGACTTGGCAGCACAATTCAACCTTGCGCGCACCTCTGGCAATAACACCGCCGCGCTCAATGAGTTCCTTGAGTATGTACCAACACAAGCAACACCTGACAAAATGCTGATGATTGAGTCCGCAGATTATTCGGCGCGCGATCTTGGACGCATCCTTGGCGTCCCTTCCTACTTGCTTTCGGTCTCAATTGGCGCGTACTCATACCAGTCATCACAGCAGTCGCGCATAGATCTTTGGACATACGCTTGCAAAGCTCTCGCCGACTGCATCACCGAAACACTCTCATCCGACAATGTGCTTCCTCGCGGAACCTATGTTTGCTTTGACACCGATGACTTCTTAGCAGAGGCATACATGGGCGGCGACATGCCAGAAGACCGAATGAACGAAACCGATATCCCCCAAGACGCACTTATAGAAAACTAGGATCCAACCATGATCAGACTTACTACAGAATCTTTTACCATTGACGCTGCCGAAGGCGAAGCACCACGACGCACGATCTCGGGAATTGCAGTCCGCTACAACACTCCAGCAAAAGTCAGCGACGGAACTATGGTGGCCTTTGCCCCGGGGTCTTTGCCAGTGGACGGACGCGCACCGACTCTTCAGATGTACCACGATTCAAGCAAGGTCATCGGCACAGTTACCGAGCGTCTAGAAACTCCAGAAGGCATGCTTTTCGTGGCAAAAGTATCTAACACGCGCGACGGAGACGAAGCGCTTGTGCTTGCAGCTGACGGAGCCCTTCCAGAAGTATCGGTCGGCGTAGAGCCAATCAAGTTCAAGTACGACAAAGAAGGAACGATGATCGTCACCTCGGCATCTTGGAGCGAATTATCCCTTGTCGCTCGAGGAGCTTTTGACGCACCGATCCAGCAAGTCGCAGCATCCACACCCGAAGAAGAAGAAGTTACTACTATTCAAGAAGCACCTCAACAGGAGACAGAAACCATGAACGAAACAGTCGAAGCCCCAGCCGTAATTGAAGCATCAAAGGCAACTCAAACAATCTTTGCAACCGCAAAGCGCGAGTTCAAGATGCCAACACCAGCCGAATACATCTCGGCTTTTGTAACGAACCCTGACAAGTTTGCAGAGATGCGCGCAGGCATTGAAGCTGCCGCGCCATTTGTGGACAACTCTGATATTCCCGGCATCCTGCCTTTGCCGATTGTTCAACCGACCTACAACAATTTTATTGGTCGTAGGCCTGTCATCGATGCTGTAGGCGCAAAAGCAATGCCACAAGGCGGCAAAGTTTTTATTCGTCCAGAAGTAACAACACACACTTCAATCGGTAATCAAGCAAACGAAAACACCGCACTCACCGCTGGACTGTTCGTCGTTACGGATCGTCAGGTCACAAAAGGTACATACGGTGGATATGTGACCCTCTCCGAACAATCAATTGACTGGAGTACACCCGAAGTAATTTCGCTAGTGCTCGATGACATGGCTCGCATTTATGCAAACGCCACCGACAATGTCGCAGCAGACGACTTGAAGACAGGTGCAACAGTTACACAAAACTTCGCAGCTGCTTCCGCAGCGGATCCTTCTTACTGGACATCGTGGATTTCCACTGCTGCTCAGACGATTCTGTCGTCAAGCAACGGCAACCTACCAACACATCTCTTCGTAAGCCCCGACTGGTGGGGAACGCTTATGTCGCTCAGCGACACAGCGGATCGTCCGTTGTTCCCACAGGTAGGCCCAATGAACGCATTTGGCGATCTTGGCCCAACGCAATACGAAGGAATGGCTTTTGGACTTCGCGTAGTTCCAGACCGCAACTTTGCTGCCGACACCGTCATTATCGGCGATGCATCAGGTTATGAACTGTTCGAGCAAGCCAAGGGCGCCCTCAGTATCGACATACCGTCAACGATGTCCAGGACTCTGGCATTCAGAGGGTACTTTGCAACCCTGATGATGGACGAAACCAAGTTCGTCAAAGCCGCTTTCGTCTGATCTGAAAGGTAAGCCAAAATTATGGCTGCCTACACGGTCACACACAAACAACTCACCGACAACTACGCAGTCTTACAGCTTCTTACTGAAGCCGAGATTGAAGTTGGCGCCAGTGTTGTCATCACAAATGTTGATGCAACCTTTAACGGAACTTACATTGTCTACGCTTTACCGCAATATGCGTTTACGGGCGTGGACGATGAAGGTGATCTTCTCTTTGATCCTTTGGTCACCATTCCGAATCAGGTGCTTTACGCGAAGACCGCAGCTGATGTCGCTCGCACTGCCGCTTCTGGCACGCTGACAATTACCCAGACTTGCACTTGGGTCACTGCCGCAATGCTCGAGGACTGGCTCGGTATCGGTACAGCGACCGCAGCTGATGCCGCGTTCCTAACGATCTGCGCTTCAGCATGCTCGCAGTTCGCGTGGCGTCGCAGAATGGAAGCAGGCTACATTGACTCGCTGACGACTGTTCCTTCACAAGATGTCTTGCTGGGAACCCAGATGTACGGTGGCGCGCTGTACCGCCAACGCGGATCGGTAGATCAGTTCAGTTCGTTTCAATCAATGGGCGTAACTCCTGTGATGGGTCTAAACGGAATGATCCGCCAGCTCTTGGGGATTGATCGTCCGCAGGTTGCCTAATGGCTGTACCTAATTACACAGATCTTTTTAACGAAGGCTACGACGATCTAGTCGCAAAGCTCTCAACGGTGAGCGGTCTACAGGTCAACAACGATCCGCGCAATATCACGCCGCCGAGCGTCTTTGTAAACATCGATTCCATTGATGGCTACAACTACAATGTCGCCAAATTGAACTTCACTTTGCAGATCATCACGCTTGGCCCGGGCAACCTTGACGCCCAAAAAAGCCTGCTCAATATCCTTGCCCAAATCTACGCGCTAGACATTGGGGTCGTATCTGGACGCCCAACCAACCTAGACATTGGTGGCTCGGTGCTTCCTGCTTATGAGCTGTCGGTATCAACTGTCGTGCAGACTGCCTAATCCACACTCTCGGTCTTATTATGTGTCAAACTAAATCCAACACTTCCAAGGAGTAACTCATCATGGCCACTTCCACAATCCTCTCAAATCCGACAGTCACACTTGGCGGCACCGCGCTGACGGGCTGGTGCACAAGCGCCACTTTAAATCGCACTGTCACGGCCCTGAATGACACGGTCTTCGGAAATACTTCAAACACTTTTACGGCTGGCCTCGAGGATAATGAATGTACCCTGACCCTGTTTTTGAGCTACGAAGCAAGCGCCACTTATGCAACTCTTGCTCCACTCGTCGGCACCAAGACAACTGTCATTGTCAAACCAACTTCGGCAGTGGACTCGGCAACTAACCCGGGCTTTACACTCACCAACTGCTATCTCGAGACGCTCCCAGTAATCTCGGCTTCGCTTGGTGAGCTGCAATCGATTGACATCACTCTTATGGGTGGCGTCTTCTCCGCTGACACTACCAACCCATAATCTTCGGCCTTCCTTGGCCCGACGAAAGGAAACACAATGAAGATCAAACTCACGCTCACACGCGGAGACAAAAAAGAGTTACTTATAACAAACCTCTTTGCAATCTCTGAATGGGAACGCTTAGAGAATCGTCGAGTCTCCGACGGACGCGGAATCGGTGCATCCGATATGGCTTGCTGGGCGTACATCATGCTCGGCGTCAAAGGCGAGACACTTCCTGCTACTTGGCGCGAATGGCTTAAAGCGAACCCAGATGTCGAGATCGGCGTAGAGGACTCAACAGATGTAAACCCTACGGACGCGGCTACAGGCGACAACTCGCCGAACTTGTAGTCGCGACAGGGTGGGCTCCCACTTTCTACGCTGACACCTTCGACACGCGAGACCTAAGTACCATTGTCGCAGTGCTAGAAAAACAAAATAAGAAAAGGTGACATGGCTGAAGGACTTAACACAAAGGTCGAGATCTACGGTCTAAAAGACGCGATCAAGAAACTTAACTCTGTTGAGCCGGGGCTTCGTAACCAGATCGCAAAAGACTTTCGCAATGTCGCAAAACCTGTCATCAATGACGCGCTTGCACTTATTCCCAACACTGTTCCTCTGTCTGGTATGGGTCGCAAATGGACTACGCCTTCGGGCTTCAAGATGCTTCCTTGGGACGCTGGACGCAAGCAAAAAATCTCTGCCAAGATCAACACCAAAAAGGTCTCGGAGTTCCGTGGACAGATCCGCAATGTCGGCGTTTTTAACATTATCTACTCGGGCTCTACTGGAACACTTTTTGACATGGCGGCTAACGGCAGGCTTGGCAGTGCACTCTCGGCGCGCTACGGCATGCGATCAAGAGTAATGTGGAAAGCAATGGAGAAAAATCAAGGCACCGTCGAGTCAGAGATGCGGCGAATAGTTGAGACTGTCATGGACAAAGTTGATCGGAATGTAGTCGAGTAATGGCATCAGTAAACATCCCAATAATTTCAGAATTTGACGCGAAGGGAACCCAGCGCGCAAT